ATGAGGAAAAATAGACCTCAAAGACACTTAGTTAGTGCATGGCTTAGTAACAATCCTTGTAATTTTAAATATACACAAAACTTCGAACAAGATAATTTTCTCCTTGCTGAATTAGTTAGATGTACAAAATATGAAAATCTTAAATCTATCTTGCCAAAATATACTATTGGTCCTAGTAAATCACTATCACTTGTTAGACCGTGGCACGCAATAGACTCTTTTAAAATGTTTTCAAGTCTGATAACAAGTAGTACTTTTCATATTATTACTGAGCCTAATTTTTTTGAAAAAGGTTGCTCGATTACTGAAAAATATCTTTGGTGTTTATATGGATTTAGTTTTCCTATATTTTGTGGAAGTTACAAGTTACCTGATGCGTTAAAGGAAATTGGTTTTGATTTATTTGATGATATAATCGATCATAGTTATCAGTATGAAACTAATCCAACTTTAAGGACACTAGATGCACTACAGTTAAACAAAAACTTGTTTACAAATAATAACATAAAGAAAACTGATTACTTAAAAAGACATCAAAATAATTTAAGACTAATTAGACAAGACTTAGAATATACAATAGATAAATTTTATAAACCAATCCAAAAACTTGCTAAAGAGTTTGATTTATCGCCTATAATAAATTTACGTAATTTCAAACCTCTTACACAGAAGACAGATTATGTAGGTAATCAAGGTTTGCACAAACTTATACCTAGTAAAAAATTTAATTAAAATATTGATGTAGTCTATGCCCTTTGGCATCATAACAATCTATATAACGAGCACCGTTACTGTATCTAACTTTACCACTTCCTACAACAACATCATGGTCTCTATGACCAAAAGGTTTCTTTACAGTTACATCAATATATTCACCATTAGCAATACCTAGTGTTAAGAATGTAACATATCTTCCTTCCTCTCCTTTGAATACTCTGCCATTCGCAACTAGTCCTGCAAAGTTTACTCTATCTCCCCAAGTTTCTTGTACAAACATATTTGGCATAAATTCTGGTTGTGTCCAATATCCATAACGTTTATATTGTGTTTGCGGCGACTCTGTAATACCATTAGGTAGTCCTAGTTCACGCAGATCCCAGCCTGCATTTTTTGCTTCTGTCTTATGCACCCAACGTCTATAACTGCCTTGACAATGTTTGAGTGCCGCCTTCCAAAACTGTTTTGAATTATGTGCTTTTTGATAAGCAAGTGCCCAGATTAATCTGCCTAAGTTTACTGCATGGGCTCTACACAATCCAAAGTTTCCTAGTCCATATAGTTCTTGTATAATCTCTGCTTTGTTATCACTATCGCCCATACGTTCCATAAACTCCATAACCTTTTCTTCATCACGTTTTGCAAATGCACGACGATACATATCTGCTTCATACATATCACAACCTATAAGTTTGGATATTTTTCTTATTGCATCATCTTCATATACAATAGTATCTTCCAATCTTTGTTCTGTCCAGTCTTGAAAGAATGCCGCTTTTTGTCTGCCTGTAGTTGCTACTGGTCTTATTAGTGCCGTAGCAAAAACACAATCACTTTTACTTGTTGGTTGTATTGCTTGAAATAATCTTCTCATAGCAGGTGATTCTGCTTGTGTAACTCCTATTACATTGCCACTACATAGTAGTTGACTTGTTTCATAATCTTCTTCTGGGTATGCTTCTAATGGTGTTTCAGGATCTATTTCTAATAGTTGACTAAGTCCTCTGTTGGCAAGTATATCTATCTTAAGATGTTCTAAGTCCTCTACTTCATGCTTGTCTAATAATATTTGATTATCTCCATTCACTAGACTTTTTGGCATCTTGTGTTTGAATATAAGTACTCCTCCACAGTGTTTTGATATTGCTCTTTTTTTGCCTAGTAATTTTCTTTCGATTCTCATTGCTTCTTCCTTATCTATATCTAAATCTTCGTACTTAAAGCCACGAGGGAGTTTACCAGATGCACCCATACGCCGTGCGGCTTCACGCCTTGCACTCTTTTCTTTGTATGTTACGTAGTTACTGATACGAGCACTTTTTCCGGGCCATTTGTCAAATACTCTTTGCATAACGGCATCCTGTTGCCAGTGTGGAAAGTCTATGTCCACATCTGGTAAGTCATCCCTTAAAGGATTTAGGAAACGTGCTACCGGTATTTGCCATCTTATGGGATCCACGTCTGTTATACCAAGCAGGTAGCAGACGAGACTAGACCCTGCTGAACCACGAGTCATATGTGTAATGTCTTTGGTTAGCGTCAGTACATCGCAAATTGTTAGGAAGTAATCGACGAAGCGAAGTTTGAGTATGATCTCTAGTTCTTCGATAAGCCTGTTATGATATTCGGGTTTGTTTGGAATATGCCTTATGAATCTGCCGAGTAATCGTTCTAATTGAGCCTTCGCATCTTTAGGTATCTTCATATATGTGCCTCTTATTGCCTAAATCTTTATTTGTGCCTAAGTGTGACTTTCTTGTCACACTTTATTTAGTAAGAGACTATACCTAGTTGTGAATTTTTTGGTTTATATATTATTTTCGTTTGGAACTATACTGCCGTTGCCAAATAGATCAACTGCTTTCCAAGACAAATAACTTTTCCATCCTGGTATCTTTGGCTCAGCGTCATGCATTGCTAGTAAGAATACTTTATCACTTGCAATCTTTGCCGCCTTAATAAGATCTTTATCTTCTTTATCTTTCTTTTTCCAGCGATACTGTCTTATGGCTTTATATAATAAATCATGTATAATAGCCGCCCTTGCAACATCAAACGGTGCTATTAACCACCACATTGCTCTCGGTACACTTGCTAAATCTGTAACAAATCCTGTTGGCACTGTTATAGTTTCTGTTTTATTAGTTTCTCTTTTAACTTTTACACCTACACCTTTTAATGCTTTGATTTCTTCTACTGTAAGGTCTTTTGTTGTGTAAGATAAATCTCTACCAAGTGTCCACTTACGAGGTGGATTGAACTCAGCCATAATTTTATTGTTGAATTGTCCCATGCATTCTCTCCTTGCAATGTATTTAGTTGTATGTTATACTCTAACTATACGATAAATACATAAAATGATAGGATAAAACCATATGCGTAAAAAGACTAGAAGCATACTACACGAACTTAATAGCATGATTGTAGAAAAAGATAGACAACATGTACTAGAGAGTCGAGCAACAAATGTAATAGAAAGTGCAATTAATCTTATCAACGAAATGCATAAGCACTACGACGAAACAGTCGCTGGTGATTTAGAAAGAAGATTATTAAACAGTATCAAACATCAAGATAAAACAAAGTTTGTACGTGGTATTAGAAAAGTAAACGAAAGTAATGCGTCTAAGAGAATTTAGAAATATTGTAGAAGCACCGGAAGGAAAGAATCTACACTTAGAACATATTGAGGATTTGATATTCATCAAAGGCGCCGCCGGTGCGAAAGAAGCACTACAGTATATCAATAGTGTTAGAGATATGTTAGAAGAAGGTGGCAGTGTAGGCAAAGGTCTTACTGTAAAGTGGGATGGTGCACCAGCAATATTTGTTGGTACTGATCCTGCAGACGGAAAGTTTTTTGTAGGCACAAAAGGTGTGTTTAGTCAAACAGGTAAACTTGTTAAGACTCCACAAGACTTAGATCGTTATGGCTATGAGGGTAACTTACGTAAGAAACTAGCACTGGTGCTACAATTACTTCCTAAGTTAGGAATAAAAGGTGTAGTACAAGGTGACTTGATGTATACAAAAGATGACTTACAGGATGGAGAGATAGACGGTAGAGACAGTTTTATTTTTCAACCTAATACAATTACATATGCAGTACCAAAAGACAGCGACTTAGGTAAACGTATAGCACAAAGTCAAATGGGTATAATATTTCATACTAGTTATGAAGGCGATAGTATGGCAGATATGCAGGCAAGTTTTGGTGTAGACATAAGTGGATACAATAAAACAAATGATGTATGGTTTGATGATGCAACATACAAAGACCTAAGTGGACAAGCAAGTCTTACTCCACAAGAGAACAAACAATTAATGATTGGTGTAAATGATACTGCAAAAGCAATGAAGTCTGCAAACTTTGAAGCAGTAAACAATAATGAATACAAAGAACTATTCATGCAATATATTAATGCAAGAATACGTAGAGGCGAAACACAAACAACAGATCCTGATTTGTTTGTAAAAGATTTTACAGACTGGTACAATGGTAAAATTACAAATGAAATTAGTAAACTAAAGAATCAAGATCCAGAAAGTCCTGCAGTGAAAAGACGTACAGAAAAAATAAATGCACAAAATAAATTTATGACAGACAACATGACAGGCATAGCAAGTGCTTTGGCAGTGTACAAAGATATCATTGCACTTAAAAATATGCTAATAAATAAGTTGAATAAAGTAGATACTATACAGACATTGTTACGTACTGATAAAGGCTATGAAGTAGTCAACCCAGAAGGATTTGTTGCTATTGGTACAGAGAACGGTGCAGTGAAGTTAGTAGACCGTATGGAGTTTAGTAAGAACAACTTCAACGCAGTTAAGAATTGGAGTAAAGGGTGAGGCTTAGAGAGTTCCATGAACGACAGAGATTAGATGAGAATCCTGCAGTCATCTTATTGCCTATACTTGGTTTACTTTCTGGCGGTGCTATGCTATCAAAACCTAAGATAGAAAAATGGATAAAAAACAATCCTGTAGAAGCAGATAAATTTTCAAAGGAAGTAAAAAAGGTGCTTCCTAATCCTGCTAATCCGCAGT